CAGATTCAACACCTATTACTTTTTAGTCAGGTTAAGCTGTCTATGACTATTATATTTAATTTTGTTCGTGTTCATAAAACAGGTTAAAACGGAAAATAAACATGGATCTCCCCGATTTTTCCAAGGATATAACTTACGGATCATATGGCGTTTGTCCGTTAAATTCGATAGCTGCCATGTTAGGAAGGCATGGCTATACAATGTTATCTTACGATCCAGTTATGATGGATTAGTTCTAAGACTTCGTGATCGAAGGGGAGTTTATTAAGTAGATTTTAGCTTAGATAAAACTTATGACAGAAGAAGAGAGAAGTTGGGAATCTTATTATTAACACGTCATGTAGACTTCGACTCATAAAGCAAAAGAATATGCCGCTGCTAGACATAAAGCTATTTCTGGAGATAAACTCTCCTTTGTATACGAATGTTTCCCTAAGGTGGGCGAATGGTTTGTTTACAAAGACCACGAAGATCTTAAAACCAGATCAAACAGGCCACGTAATATATTTAACCCTCCAATGTGGGTTAAAGCAATTGGGGGACATTATAATTACATACTACTTAAGGCATTTAAGAAAGCTTTTCCTTATTATGTAGGTAATTATAATTTAGACATGCTAGAAGAACACTTTACTAAAGAATTTTGTAGATTTGATTAACCAAAGTCAATAGCTATAGATGGTAGTAGCCACGATTCACATTAACATGCAAAGATTATAGACATAGTTGATAACGACTTAGTAAGATAAACTTTTGATACGGTTTTTGTAAATTTAGCCCTCCCGTCATTCCTAAGAGATGATGTTTTCAGGATGATGACCGCTGAAACTAACGAAGTTATTAGTTTTTAGAAAATGAATGGCAAGCGTTAACGGTTATTTAAGACCACTATACATGGTACAGTATTTAGTGGTCATCCGTCTAGAACAACGTTGGGAAATTCGTTAAGAGTGATGTTATATAATCTATTTATGCTCAACAGAGCTGGTATTGATAAATTTTCGTTATCCGTGGGTGGCGACGATACCTTCATCCTTATAGAAGAGGGGTCTTTATAGCCTTTTTCTGAATAGTTTAATTAATGTTATGCCCCAAAAACAAGTGGGTTTTTTGGGTTAGG